ATCCTTTTTCGCCTTCGCAAGCTGGTCTTGTAGGTCTTTAATGTTCTTTTTAGCTTGCTGTGCTGGTGTCTCTATAGCGCCGAAAGCACCGCCCAGCCCTTCAAGCGTTGAACGAACGTTGTCAACGGTTTTCTGGTAGTACTTCTGCACCTCTTCCAGCGCGGAGGTGGCGGATTTGTATGCGTTCTCGACTTCTTTTTCCGACCGTGCAAGCTCTTCGTTTGCTTCGGTTGCCGCTTCCGTGCTCTCTGTGACCTTCTCAATGTCACCCGGCATTTCATTGACAACTTGCTGGTAGAGCTTGAAATCTTCTTCAGCCTGTTTCAGCGCTTCAGCTTGGCGGTTGTATTCATTTGTAGTGTCTTCTACGGTTTTGAGCAGTTGCTCATACTTCTTCTGCTCTTCTTCGCTTGGGGCTACGCCTGTCGCTTGCCATGATTTCGTCTGTTGCCAAAGGTCACGAGCTTTCTCCGCGCGTTTAGCTTCAAGCCAATAGTCAGCCATTTCAACGCGCTTCGCCGCAAGTGCTTGTTCCTTCTCGCGGAGCGCTTGCATAGCGATCAGTTTTTTGTTGGCTTGCTCGTATTCCGTGACGTATTGCTGAATTGCAGGAATGCCGCCCTTAATTTCGCCTGTCTCTACATTGATAAGGTCAGACAGGCCGGGAATTGTTTTGACAAGCTCCTTGCACGTCTTCAGCCAAAGTTCCTGCTTGTCTTTGACGTTTGTCGTGTCAATGCCCAGCGCGTTCAGCGCGGCTTCTGCCTGTCCGCTCTGATTGCCAAGTTCGGCAAAGCCCTGTGCAAGCTGGGCAAATATCTGTGCGCCGTCGCCTTCAAGATTAAGCCCTGTAAAGCCCTCTGTCAGCGCTGTAAACAACGTCTGCCAGCCCTCTGTGTCGCCAGCATCCAGCGTATTCGCCGCTTCTGCAAGGTCTTCCAGCCACTTCTTCGTGGTGTCAACATCCATGCCCGTCAGCTTTGATACACCGTCAGCGTTCGCCGACAGCGTTCCCAGCATCGAAGCCCATGCTTCCTGTTTTGCGGACGGGTCATTCCCAGACAGCGCATCAGACAGCGTTTTGATGTTCCCGGCGGCTGTCTTCGCGTCCGTGCCGAAAACGCCCTTCGTCACATCAGCAGTCGCAAGCGCCGAAAGGAACGTTGACCACTTATTGCCTTCGCCGTCATCAAGATTCTTAGCATTCAGGCCAAGATTCTTCAGCGCATCAGCCGCCGCCTGTCCGTTTGCCATGTGCGAAAGAGCGTTTGCCGTATCCGCGCTTCCCAGCACAGACATGAACTCTTTCCACAGCCCAGGATATTCACCGCCGAGCTTGGCGGCGGCTTCGCCAGCGGCGGCGAGCCATTTCGCGGTCTTCTGTTCGTCTGAGTCTGTCGCGTTCGTAGCGCCGGGCAGATTCTCGCTGACGGTTGTCAGAAGGGTTTCCCATTTATTCGCGTCAACGCCAGTCTTCAGTTCCATGGCGGACGCAATGCCGGACAGCGTTCCGGCATAATTGCCCGTCTTCGCGGACGTGATAGCGCTATCCAAACCACCAAGCTTGTCACTCAACGTGCCGAGCCAGCCAGAAAGGCTTTGGTTGGTCACTTGTGTCTTCTGAAGCTCATCCAGCACACCGATCAGCGCACGCGCGTTGTTTGCTGTCTTCTCTATATCAGCCAGCTTTTCTGCTGTCTTCAGGTCGATGTCCGCAAACTCATCAAGCACCGTGCGTTTAGGCACTTTAGTTAGTTCAGCCAGCATGTCAGCAACGCCAGCGGTAATAGGCTCAACAAAGCCCATCAGCAACGTTCCTGCTGACGTTTTAATGCTGTCAATGGCGGTCTGTATCCTGCGCTGACTGTTCGCGTATCCGTCCGCAGTCCGCGCGAAGTCTCCCTGCGCGTCTGCTGTCGCTTGCATCAAGTATTGATATCTGAGCATCGTCTGCTCGCCCTGCGACATTTTGTCGAAGGCTTTTGTGATGCCCTGTGTCATGGCGTAGGCTTCAAGGTTCGCCACGCTCATGTTGATGCCCAGTTGCTTCAGCGGCTCAGTTTCGCCCGAAATGCCCGACCTAATTTTCTGGAACGCCGTGTCGAAGTCCAGATTGTAGAACGATGCCATGTCAGCCGCAAGCCCAGCAAGGTCGGTCGACATATTGACGATTTCCGGCCCAGCCAAGCCGGATGATTTCATCATCGCGCCAAGCGTTGACGTGAAGCGCTTCGCCTGAATCTCTGTCAGGCCGAATTGCGACTGTGCAGACTTCGCCCACGATTCAATGGTTGACGCGCCATCGCCAAAGGTCACATCAACAACGTTCTGCACTTCCTGAAGGTCGGACGCAAGCGCTATGGAATCCTTGCCGAAATCGAGCAACGCCTGTCCGATCTTGGCGGCAGAAAACGCCGCGCCGACCTTCTTGAGCATTCCCGTGAACATGCTCTCGATGTTCTGCGTAGACTGCCCAGCCGCAGAGTCCCACTTTTTCCCGGCCTGTTCTATTGCATTTGTAACATCATTGATTGATGCTATAGCTTTCTTGCCGTCCGCGCTGATTTCAAATACAACTTGTCCGTCAGGCACTCTGTTGTTCACCTCTCTTCGCCAGCGCTAACAGGCTCTCGGCTGTCCTGTGCAGACTGGTCTGATAGCTCTGTTCTCGCTCTTTCTCGCTAATCCTGATTGCGTGCATGGCCTTGGCTTGCTGTAACCATTGGCGCTCATCAGCATTGTATTTTGTCGGCTTTGGCATAGGCCGCGCGCGAATGCCAAGCACTTCTGTATATCTGCTCCCTTCAGGAAGTCCGCTCAATAATGACGTGAACTCAAACCAATGCAGTTTGTCCCGGTACAGATTGATTCCGTATTCCTGCATGAACGCCGCGCGGATAAGGTCTGCGTCCTGCACAAAGTCCGTCAGCTTTTTTCCGTCCGTCTTCGGCTGTTCAGGAAACAGCAGGACGCGAAGCGCAAGCAACGCTTCAGATGTTCGCTTGGGCGGATGCTTCATAACGCATCTAAGCGCGTTGTATTCGCGCGCCGCTGGCATTATGTCATCTTGTCCCAGCACGTCCATCATGCGAAGCACGTTTCGGAAATCCAAATCGACCTTGTACGTCCTACGCCCGACAGCCACGGTACACGGCAGAGCGTCCTGAAGCTTCATTTTCTTTTCTGCGCTTTCGTGATTTTATCTCCCAAGCGCGCAGAGAAGTACCGCCCACAGAGGTCGATAACACATAACGGGTCGCCGCCGTAGAACGCAAGCAGTTTGTCCGTCTGCTCTTTCCCAAAGATAGCTTCGGAGAACATCCGCGCCGCTTCCATTTTCTCGTCTTCGCCAGCGTCATTGGTCAGAGACTTCAAGTAGCTCTGCGCTTTTGTCAGCCCTGCGACCATCCGCGCCGCGTCTGCGTCCACGGTCAGGCGAAGCTCTTCCCCGCCCTCGACCACTTTCAGCTTGTCACGCACACGGTTCAAAGTCAGCTTATATTCAAACAATATTATTCCCCTTCCTTTGAGAAAAGCCGGGGAGAACAACTCTCCCCGGCTCATCATGATTGTTTAACCAGCGGTCACGGTCGGCAGTCCGTTCACACGCAGAGTGCAAGAGAACGGCTCGTTGTCGGTGGTGTTGCCGCCGAAGTCCACAATGTCCGTAATGGTGCAGGAAGCGACGATGGTTTCGACCAGCGTGCCAGCCGCGTTATAAATCTCCACCTTCATGCTGGACTTCCGCGCATCACCCAGCGCGTAACGCAGGGAAACGATGTAGTCCTGCGCGGCATCGCCGATGATGCGGCGACCAGAAACGGCGTATTCGGGCGCAATGCCAGTCACTTCGTTATCAGCGCCGCCCTGACCGCACAGGAAGAAGTACTGCTGGTTCTGTTCGTTCACAGACGGTTCAACAGACTCAATACCCTTGCACAGCGGGGCATAAGTCCAAGACCCTTCCGCGCCGCCGCTCCCGGCGGTGTATTCTGTGCCGATGTAAAATTTTTCCTTCCATACAGGATTGAGAGCATCTGCCATGTTTTTTAATCTCCTCTCCAAAATAATCTGACTGACAGCGCGGAAGCCATCAGCCATTCGTTGTTCTCTTCTCTGCCGATTTTTTGAGGCAGGGAATCAGTTGCAATGTCCACAATCTGCCAGCCGTCCCCTTCAGGGTAGCTGGTCGCCCGTGTCAATGCAGAGTGTATGTTGTTCATCGCGTCAGATAACACTTTCAGGTCTTTGTGTTTCCCGTTCAGCGTGATGTCTAACGGTATAAACGTGTT